GGTCGCAGCGACAGCCTCCTCGATGATCGGCCGCACGTCCTCCGGCGTAAACCTGGCCGGGGGAATCAGCGCCGCCGCCTTCACGGCCAACGCCTCGAGCAGCACGTCGTCCACCACGGCATCCCTGCCGTCCGCCCCGCGCTCGCCTTTCTCGCCGACAATCGCGGCGGGAGACCCCTTCTCCTCGAGCACGGCGATCCGCGCCAGGAGTGGGGCCGTTGCCGACGCGATGGCGTCCGCCACGACGCCCGCCAGATCGTCCAGGTCAAGCTGCACGGGACAGCCTGCGCATCACTTTGCCGAAGAGCGCATCACGCAACATCGACTTGTCCTCGTCAGGCGGGGCCGCAGGCGTCTCCGGCTCCGTAGGCGGCGACGGTGCGGGCGACGGCGTAACCGGCGGTCCCGCCTGATCCCGTTTGTCGAGCGCGGCCAGACTGTAGTTCTGCACCTGCAGGTAGGGCGTATCGCCGCCCTCGACCGGCGCATAGTTCAACTTGTTCCGGCCTTCGTTGGGCTTCAGCACGCCCGCGCCGACGCCGTCTTTGATCGTCTGCATCATCGTGGCGGAGTCCATGCGCAGCAGGCTCTCCGTGTCGAACATCGACCGGTATTCCGGCACGAGTCCGAGCCCTTCATCGAGCAGGACTTCGATCGATTCCAGCAGCACCTGCAGACACTGCGCGTAATACTGCTGGGCAAGGGCTTGGACATTGTTGTAGCTGGGATACGGCCCGACGCCGACCATATAGGCGGGCACGTGGAACGTGGCGCAGATTTTCTCGTCCGACCATCCCAACTGCTTGACCAGATCCGAGTCCACGGCGTTCATCATGATCGGCTCATAGGTCAACCCGGAGCCGAGCACGGCGACCTTGCCGACGTTCGCGCCGCTATAGGTGGCGTCCCAACGCGCCTTCATCCGGTCTGCCACGGGCTGCGCGATTTCTCCGGGCGCGGTCAGGATGCCGCCGGGCTTGCCGCCGTTGGAGAAGAGGTTGGTGGTGTTCGTCTGGATCTTCAGCCCCTGCGTGGCCGCCAGTCCGGAGGCGTGCAGCGGCGACAACCCGACCAGCGGGTGATAGAGGCAGTTGAACCGGTCGTGGATGATCTCGCGCGCCGGGACGATGTCGTCCTCGCGCAGCGTCGAAAGTTCGTCCCGGTTCACGTCGTAAAACACCGACCCATCCGGCGCCACCAGCGGCTTCACGCGGCAGGGATCGAGGACATACATCTCGGTCACCACGCGGCGCGAGTCACGGATCTTCAGGACGTAGGCGTTGCCGCGCGTGAGCTTCGAGATCATCCAGTATTCATAGAACTGGACATGCGTCTGGTAGGGATTCGGCTTGCGCAGGACCGGGCTATACGCCGGGTTCTCGATGGTGTTCCATATGTCGTCCTTCGTCGGCTCCGCCAGCTTCACCGCCAATTTGGCGATGTCCGAGGCGATCAGCGTGACGCACGCCCATGCGGTCGGATAGGTGAGAACATCCGGCAGCGCCACTTCGATGTTCTGCTGCCACGCGCCAGTGAAGGACTCGCGAATGATCGAATACCAACTGCGATCGCCGAAGATGCCATTCCCTTCGACGGGCGCGAGATTCGCGGGCGCCTTGGTGGTGAGGCTCAACTCGAGGCTCGTGCCGGGAATCCGCATCAGCCTTCGGAGTCTTCGGCGGTCAGGTCGCGGCGACGATATGTGCGACGGCCAGGTGCCGTCAATTCGCCGTCGGCTTCCAGATCCTTGCGGACGGGTTTGCGTGGCGCTTCGGCCGCGCGCCCGATGTAGACGAGGGTGCGGGCGTCCGACTCGGAGGCGTCGAACCGATCACCGACCGCCAGCGACCGGCCAGCGTAGACGAGGGCGATCTTGGCGATCAGTGTGACCATGCACGACCTTTGACAAAGTGAAAGGGGCGGGTCTCAGAAGTCGAGACCACGCCCCTTCTGGGGGGAATCGAGAACCGATTAGCCGGTGTAGATGGCACCCTCGATGATGCCGACCGAGCCGTTGCGACGGCGCTTCCAGTTGATGAACCGCTCGGCGCGCAGGCCCACGAGGTTGTTCTGCCAGAGCGAGACCATGACGGTCGATGCGGTGACAGGATTGTCCGGAGCGCTGTTCAACTGGACCGAGGCTTCCCGGCTCACGTCAATCGCCACACCGCCGTCGTCCGCCACGAAGATTTCCTTTGGCAGCACGAAGATGATCCGCGACCCGGCGGGCGATCCGCCTTCAGCGGGCACCGCTTCTGAGGCGATGACCGGGAACCCGAGCAGCGTGCCGCCGGTCATGGACATGCCGGAGAACTCCGGCTGCCCGAGGGCGTTCTGCATCAGGCCGAAGGCCAGCGCTTGCGTCTCCGTCATGATCCAGTGACCGCCGGCCAGCGAGTTGATCCCCGCCGCAACCATTGCCGCGACCATCGCCTTGAAGTCCGTGCGGAACGTCGCCGCCGTGGTGCCGGTGGCATCGATCGGCGTGATGCCGTTCGTGATCGAGGCAGGAGACACGTTGGAGACTGCCGCCACGGCCGGGTCAACGAACTGCACATCGAGGAACGCGGCCATCGTCGCGATCAGATCCTGGCGGACGATGGCTTCAGCCGACGGCGAGCTGGAGCGGACCAACTCTTCGGAGAGGATGACGATGCCAGCAGCCTTCGCCATGCCCAGCGAAATCTGGTCGAACTTCAGTTCGGAGACCTGCTTCGGTAGACCCTGTCCGACCCAGCCGACCGTCGCGCCCTGCGTCTGGTTCGGCATCGTGATGTTGAACGGCACGCGCCGCACGCCCGCCAGCCGTCCGATGATCGTCGCCGGGCGGAGCAGTTCGACAAACTCCGAGGCCAGGTTTTGATACACGACCAGCGGCGCCGCCCAATCCGAATCGGTGGTGGTGCCAGCGGTCACGGCGGCCTTCAGGATCATGCCGACTTCGGGCGTGTCCTTCTCCCACCGCTTCGCGTATTCCGCCGCCTCGAGCCGCGAGCCACGGCCAGCCGCCAGCGCCATCGCATAGCGGGTGAAGCCGGTGCCGGGCGGGAGGTTCGACTTGACCGACACGATGCCGCCACGAGACTCGGTCGCCTTCGCGGGCTCCGTGCCGTTGACCGGCCGCGCCGATTCGGCGCTCATCTTCTCGTGGGCCGCGAGGCGGGCCAAGTGGGCGTCCAGCGACTTCACCTCTTCTGCCAGCCCCTCGTATTCCGTGGTCTGCTCGGCGTCGAGGGTCGTGCCATCTTCGGCCGACTTGTTCATGATCTCCGACATGCGCCCGACCTTGGCGGCGCGCGTGTTCTCGAAGGACGTGATCTGTTCTGCAGTCGTCTTCATGGTGTGTCCGTGCGCCTTGACGGCGCGCAGCGCGGGGACGCCCGCAGATGTGGGCACCGTTCCATCGCCAGACGCGGCTAGGAACGGCGCATCAAACGCCTTGATCGTGTGAATGCTGGCGGCGGCATTCGCCGGGATGACCACCAGCGACATCTCGAAAATTTCGTAATGGGTGAACCGCAGCCCGCCGGTCTTCAGCAACTGGACACCGTTGTCCAGAGCCTTGAAACCGATCGACGTGCCGCGAATGAGTTTCAGCTTGACCGAATCCCACGCCTCGAGCACGCGCTCGCGCAGCGTGGCGGACTGAATCTGGTCCGGATCGGGGAAGGTCGCCGTGAAGGGGATGCCGTCCTTCGTCGCCTTGCCGAAGGTGACCTGGCCGACCGGTCGCGCCTTGTCGTGATTCAGCAGCAGCGGCAGCGGATTCTTGAACGTCGCGCCGAGCGGCTCCACCACGTCGCCCATCCGGTCCGTGTCCGGCGTGGTCGCCATGCCGGTGATCTGGCGCAGATCGGCATCGACCGCTTTGACGTGCAGGATGGAATAGGCTCGATCGATTGTGGGAGGCACGTGTCGCGCCACAATATGCGGCACGTCTGCGGCCGTCGAGGTTGTTTAGTAGGAAAACCTTACACGTCGTCCGTCAACTGGATGATCACCAGCGACCGCACGAACTCGGAGACCGACATCTCCCGTTGGTTCGCCATCTTGATCACGCGCTCGTGTTCGCTCACGCGGAGCCAGGTGCAGACGGCGGACCCCGGTTCGGATCGGCGCGGCCGACCGCCGAGGGACTTCTGGATCACCTTGTCGTCCATCTAGCCTCCAAACACGAACAGGTCATAGTTGGGTGCGGTGGGTGTGGCGTGTTTCAACCAGAGCGCGAGCCCCATCGTCATGGCGATCACCGGGTCGATGCGGCCCCGGCTCTTTTTTTTCACGAACAGCAGATTGTCCTTGCCGTCGTTCTGCCCGGCGGTGTTCGACACCGACCACGCCGTCACCGGGCAGCCGCCGGCATCGACTTCACCCGCCAGAATGTCCGCCTGAATCCGCAGGCAGGCACTGCTCATGCCCGCGTAGGTCTGCGGCACTTCGAGGACGCTGTCATCCGGCGCGGAGATCCACGGCTCTTTTTTCAGATCATCGATCACTTTATCGGCGTGCCACGGGTCGAACCCGATCAACTGGATTTGGAACTTCGTGCGCAGCAGTCGCAGTTCCTCGATGAGCACGTTATGGTCGATGCGCGTGCCGGGCGTGGTGCGCAGCCAGCCCTCGTCCACCCAGATGTCATACGGCGCGCGGTCGCGGTGCGCGCGGTCCTTCAGCGTGTCCTCGGGCGTCCACAGCCGTTGGATGATCTTCCAGGTCGGGCGGTCCTTCGTCGGCGGGAAGACCAGCGACATGGCGCACAGGTCGATCTTCGAGGCGAGATCGATGCCGACCCAGCACGATTCGCCGAGCAGCGCCGCCTCGAAGGCGTCCCTCGAGCCCAAGGATTGACCAGCTCGCCAGCCGTCCACCGAGAGGCACGGCGCCGTGGTATTCACCAGCAGGTTCAGGTGCTTCTGCTTGTAGGTCGCCGCCGCCGACGGGATGCCCTGCGCCTTCAAGACCTTCGAGGCCAAGTCCTGCGGGTTCACCGAAATGCCGTAGTTCGGGTTCGCCTTGGCCGCCGTGGTCGGCAGCGTCCAGTCGTCGCCGACATCCGCGTGGGTGGTGAAGGTGAAGAACGAGTCGTCCACCAGCACGCCTTCCAGAATCTTGTTGGCGTAATCGTTCTGGTCGCCCCACACGGAGACCGGGTCATCGCCGAAAGTGGTGATGCCGTAGATCAACGGCTGACGCCTGGCCCCGGTCGCCGTCTCCATCACGTCCAACATGCCGCGATCCCGCATCGCGTGAATCTCGTCCGCCACCACGACGTTGGGATTGAGCCCGTCCGTCGAGTCGTGGTCGGCGCCGAGCGGCACCAGCTTGGAGGCGGTGTCATCGCGGTGCAGGTTCGACACGAGCACCTGAATCCGCCGCGCCAGCCCCGAGCTCTGCACCATTTTCTTGGCGTCGTTGAAAACGATCTTCGCCTGCTCGCGCTTCGTGGCGATCGCGTAGCCTTCCGCGCCCTGCTCGCCGTCGAAGAAGGTGAGATACAGCAGCACGACCGCCGCGATCAGGCTCTTGCCGTTCTTCCTGGGGATCTGGATGAACGCCGTGCGGAAGCGCCGGAGCCCGGTGTCCTGATGCACCCAGCCGATGACGCTGCCGAGGAGAAACTGCTGCCACGGCTCGAGCGTAATCGGCCGCCCGGCCCATTCGCCTTTGTAGTGCTTCAGGCGGCTGGCGAACCGGAACAGCCGCTCGGCGCGGGCGAGATTGAATACGAACGGGAAGTCCTCGGTGCCTGCGCGCCGCATGTCGCGGAGATGCCGCTCGCAGGCCAGGCGGTGATACTTCCCCGCCGGCACGGCGCCTGCCACGACTTCGACCGCATAGGCGGAGACGGGGTCAGTTGACGGTAGGGACATCGAACTCCGCAAACGGATCGGCCGCCGGGTCGGCGCCCAGCGTCGGCACTTTCGGGCCGGTGACCGGCGTCAACCCGAACTCGCCGAGCAGCCGCGTGATCAGGAGGATCAACTTCTCGCTCCGGCGGATCAGCGGGTTCTCCTTGATCTTTCGGTGCTTGCCGCCGCGCGCATCAATCGTCTCGTCCACGACAAGCTGCTGGTAGTTCATCGTGGCGAACTGCTCGCGGCACCGGACGTAATCCGCCCACGTGTCGCACAGCGTGGTCAGGGATTCGCCGTGCGCAAGTGTCAGGACGCTGCTCTTCGTCAGCCGCGCCACCATCACGTCCCAGACGTGCAGCGCTTTCGCGTCGGCGCGCACGTGCGCCGGGCAGTCGGGTATCCCGGTCTGATACTTCGGCTCGTTTCGGTTGTGCGCCCGCAACTTGCTGCCGTGCAGCAATTTGACTGCTGTCGGCTTGTGATGACGCCCGGATCGACTGGTCCCACTCATGGCTAACCTACTGGTAACACGTCACTTACAGACTTTCTACCTCGACGTGAGGAATAGTTGTTGACTAGCAGACCGCTCCGCTATCTAATAGCGACATGGCAACGACATTCACCCCACAGCAGATTGCAGCGCAAGCAGCCAAGCGGGCTGCGACCGCAGCCGCGAACCGAGCCGCTGGCACGTCCGTGCGACAGCAGCGTGCAGCCGCGAAAGCCGCGAAAGCAGCAGCGGCAGCAGCAGCAGCGGGACAACCCTACACCCCGCCGCCCCCACCACCGCCGTCGCAGCCCCGTCCTGCTGCGCCGTCATACGGCCCGACCCGTCGCCGCCGTCGCAGGGCATACGGCTACAGCGCACCGCCCCCGCAGTCCGCGCCCGTGTTCTCGACGCCGCGCCCGAACTACCGCGCGCTGAAACTCGCCGCGCTGGTCGCGCTCGAATCCGTGTTCACCCAGAAGTTGGCAGAGCAGGGGATCACGGACGAAGTGCGCAGCGCTTACGGCACGTATCGCAAGTTGAAGACTCTCGCGCTGGCCCCGAGCGCGAGCACGACGCCGGAGATGCAGCGCGAGGCGGACGTTGCCCTGCGCATGGCGACAATCAATCTCGTCAAACTCGCATTCTAAGGGACTCGACCAATGACCAAACTTGAAACGCTCCGCGCGCAACTGACCGACCTGAACACGGCGATCGACGCCCGTGTCGCCAGTGGCGACAGCAGTATGCCCTTCGCGCTGCTCGACGCTATCGAACGGGCAGAGAACTTGGCACGAAAGATCCGCCGCATCGAGCGCGCCGAGGGGAAGTGACCCATGACCACGACCCTCGACTTGCTCCGCATCCTCGTCGCGCTGCTGCGCGGCACCGTCGTGCTCCTCGACATAGCAGAGGGGCGGTAAGTCATGACGCTGCGCTCCGCTCAACAGATGCGCGACCACGCCCATGCGGTCGCCCGCGCCTTCGGCGTCACGCTGATGGAGATCGACTCGATGCAGCCCGACGAGGCGATGGCGGTCGGGATGCTGAGTGCCGCCGTGTGCGCGCCCATCACCGACGAGACTACGTATGCGGTCGCGCTGCACGAGTTGGGACATCTGATCGCGCCCGGCGGCGCGGTGCGCGACAGCAGCACGCGCGGCAATCTCGGGCTCACGCTGCACGAAGAGGAAGCCGCGTGGGCGTGGGCGCGATACATCGCGCTCGAATGGACGCCCGTGATGGAGCAGTGTGTCGCCGCGTGGGCGCTGAGCACGTATCAGGCGGCGCAGCAGCAGCAGCAGCGGCACGAGCAGAAGCAGCAGAAGCCGCCGACGAAGGCGATCAACTGGAACGACTGGAGATAACCGATGACCAAAACGCCATTCTGGGATTTCGATCCGACGCGCTGCCCGCTCTGCGCGGTGAAGCTGCCGTCCCTCGGACATTTGGAGTCGGAACGGGCGGGCGTGCTTCGCCGCTGCGCAGACGACAGCAGCGGCGACCGCTCGGTGCAGCGCTTGCGCGCCGATCAACTGCTCGCGCTCGACACGATGATCGCCACTCGATACCCTGACCAGAGACGCGGCTAACCTGTTGACTGGTAAGGACTTCCTGTGCGAACAGTCGATAACTCCTTGAGCGGTAAGGACTTCCAGACTATTTTCAACCAGACCAAAATAGTTGTTGACTAGCAGAGCGCTCCGCTTTACACTTGTTTCATCGTCAATCACGACGAACGAAGGGACACGACAATGACCACGACGACGACGACGACCACCCCGACTCTCGCGACCACCGACCTCGACGTGATCGAAAAGACCGCGCTTGTCACGCTGGCGAAGTCCGCCGCGAAGGACGACTTGGACGACTTGCTGCGCGGGGCGCGCCGCTCGCTGCTGCTCGTGGACTGCAGCGGTTCGATGGGCAACTACATCGCGACCGGCGGACGGCGGATCGACGCGCTGCGCACGGTCGTCGCCTCGCTGCGCGAGACCCACCCGGTGCCCGTCGCCGCCTTCGGCGCGAACGGTCCGTGGACGGTGGTCGTGGACGACATCCCCGAGCCGGACGGCAGCACGCCGCTGGCGGGCGCGATCGACTTCGGGCGCGAGCAGGGCGCCACGCATCTGGTCATCGTGACCGACGGGTGCCCGGATGACGCGGGTCGGGCATACGACGCGGCCCGCCGCTTCGGCAATCCGATCGACACGTTCTTCATCGGCAATCGCGGCGAGCACGGCGCGTCCTTCTGCGCAGAACTCGCCCGCATGACCGGCGGCACCGCGCACCTGAACGACTTGGGCAAGCCCAAGGAACTCGCCTCGCAGATTCGCCTGATGATCGGCGACGGCAGCAACTAGCGTTCCTGTCGTGCGTCTGCGCTCGACAGCATCGGGGCTTTCGAGCGCAGAGCGGAGGACATGACCGTGACCAGACCCTACGCAATCGAATTGACCGACGAGCCCGTGACCGTGATCAGTCTGCCGGGGCGGAACGTGTCGCCCATTCGCGTGACGATGGACGCGACCGATCTGGGCTTCCCGCCCGGACAGTGGCCCGACAAGACCATGCAGTTTGATGTCGTGTTCTACCGTGGCCCGGTGTTCTACACGGGCGAGGACGGCGAAGTCACCGCCGTCATGTATCGCTCTTACGCTGGCGACGTGATCACCGTCGCCAACGACTGAGCGCGCAGCAGCAACCGCAGACGACTCGAAAGGACTTCGACCATGACCCAGATCATCGAGTGCCCCAACTGCACGCAAAAGAACCGCGTGCCGGATCTTGCCGCGCATCAGAGCGCCCTCTGCGGCATCTGCAAGGAACCACTCGTCAGCAGCACGGACGACGAGGACGAGGACGACGACGAGGAGACGCTGTGAACACCCCGCGCATCACGTGGCCCGCGCTGCGCGCCACGCTGGAATCGCACACGGTGCAACCGAGCACGGGGGGTCCGCGAGTCGCGGGCTTCCTCGTGCGCTGCACGAGCACGCGCTGCGAATTGGGTTACGTCTGGAACGCGGGCTCTTCGTGGCGTTGGCAGATGCCCGAGGGCGCTGCGCACTACGGCGAGCGGTCCTCGCAGCGGGCAGCGGTGCAAGTGCTGCGCGAGGCGCACGATCTGGCGACGACCGGCTGCGCGCAGCAGAGCCGACTGCCGCTGCTGAATATCGACTATGTCGAGGACGAGATGCCCTCGCTGCTCGACAGCATCGACCGCGCAGGACGCCCCACGCGCGAGCGCGAAGCCGCGCCCGTGCCATCTGGTGGCGGACGCGCTGCGACACTCTTCCAGACGAAACCGGTGCCCAAGCCGCCGACGCGGAACGTCGTGTGGGACAGCACGAACACGGGCACGCCCGACTTGACGGCGACCGTCGCCGCCGCCTTCCGAAAGGGGCACTAGATGAAACGGACTCCTTCGCTTGCGCTCGAAGAGGCAGACGCGCTGCTGGTGCGCGTGCTGCCCATGCTGTCGCGGCTGGGCGACTTCATCGGCAACGGACCGCTCGACAGCACGCGGCCCGATTCCCTCGGCACGCGCTGCGACTTGATCGGCGACATCAAGGACTTTCTGAACATCGAGACCGGGGGACTGACCGCAGACGAGCGCGATGCCGTCCGCCGGAGAACAGCAGCAGACAAACGAATCCGCGAGGAGCAGACCAATGGCAATGGATGATCGAGGACTCACGCTGCCCGACCCGCCGAAAAACCCGCACGCGGTGAAGTTGGGACGGCGCGGCGGCAAAGCGGGCAGTCCGGCGCAGAAGACGGCCAGGCGGAGCAACATCGCCGGAGTCGGACGCCCGCGCCGCGTCTGTCTCGTCTGCGGGGAACCCGTGACCGGTGGGCACGTGGACCGCGCGCTCGACACGAGTTGCGGCGCGCACGGCTGGCGCTGGCAGCGGCGCAGTTTTCCGGGCGTCGATGCGTCATACGAGGAGAAGGATCTACGCTCGCAGATCGCCCACATGGAACTGCACTTGACCGCGCTGCGCATGAAGTTGGCAGCGGTGCTGTTCCCGCCGGAGACGGTATGAACCTGATCGTGTCCACCGACTATCTGGACTTGATCCGCTTGGGGCTGAAGACGGCCTCGATCCGCACGTGGCGGACCTGCCGTCTCCGGCCCGGCGATCCGTTGACGTTCAACAACTACCGCACCAGTTCGCGCGGCGTCTGCACGAGTGTGACCCGCAAACGGGTCGGCGATCTGGACGTGCGGGACGCGCAGCGCGACGGCTTCGATACCGTCTGGGAACTGCGCTGCGCGCTGCGCAAACACTATCCCACCCTCACGGCATCCACGCGCGTCTGGGTCATCGGGTTCGACTTGCTGCCGCCCAACGATTCCGCCCACAGCGCCCGCGCCGCCGCCGCGTCCGGGTAAGGCGCCCCCCGATACTCGAAGCTGGCGGCCAGCCGTTGCCGCCCGCCGGTCTTCTGCATCGTCCCGCCTTTCGCCGACCGGCTGCCGGCTGCGGCCAGTCGCCATTCCGCCGAGGCGGCTCGAGCGCGAATGAACGCCGGATGGCTCGTGACGCTGCGATACCTGGCCCCGGTGGCCGCCGCCGCCAGCGCCGCCACGGTGACCGACACGGCGTTGCCGATCCCGACACCCTGAAAGTCCGGCAGACACACCGTCCGGTGTTCGCGCCAGATGCCCTTGAACCCGATCGAGGGCAGCACGGCGGTGAAGGCGACCGGCTGATCCCGCCACGTGGCGAGGAAGCACCTGGCCGAGTGGTTCAAGTCGGCGCTCAGATAGTGATGCCCACGGAAGAGCGCCCACGCCTCAGTCCCGCACCGGGAAATAACCAGCTCGATGGCGGGGCGGCGTTGAAGCTCCCTCCAATGGAATCGGCCGGTGTGCGGCTCGAAGACCCAATCCGGCTGCAGCCAGTCCAGCACGTCGTAATGGCAGGTGACGGCGACGAACCGCTTGCGCAGCCTG